AAAGGCGACCTTCGAAAAGTCGCCATGGTCCTTAACCTCGCTCCCAAGACGGTTCATAAGAACTGGCTTGAGTATAAGTATGGGTGGATGCCCTTACTTATGGATGTTAAGGGTGGTGCTGAAGCTTTTGCTCAGCATCACGTAGGCCGACCTCAACGTTTCAGAGTTAGTTCGAAAGCGTCTCGCGACGCTAAAGACATCTTGAAACAAGTGTCAGCGGCCTCTGGAGGCGGGACGAACACCAACTATCAAGTTACGGATTTTAACCGTGTCTTGAGGTGTTCTATCGACCTCATCGTCAGTAACCCTGGCGCGGCCAGTGCTCAGCAACTGGGTTTGACTAACCCTGCGCTCGTGGCCTGGGAGCTGGTACCGTTTAGCTTCGTAGCCGACTGGTTTTTATCAGTTGGTAACTACTTGCAAGCGATGACAGCTTTACATGGCCTCACCGTTCGAAAGGCTATGTTCTCTTATCGTGAGAAATCCGTCTGCTCAGATCAGTACACTACAACCGCTGGCGAGGATGCTACCTATCGGTACTCTTCCGCTTTCGGCTCGTGGACTGCTAAGGGCGACGTTTTTCACAGAGAGCCCCTCACTATCGACCTCTCGAGCTTGTACCCCCCGATCCGACATGATCCCTTTAAGAATTTCTGGGATCGTGTCGTTACTGGGGCGGCCTTGCTTCGATCAGTCACCGGTAGGCGCTAAACCAGTAATTCTGCTGGCGCGCGGTCCTGTGTGATTGGATTTCGTTTCTTAACTAGGAGTTAATTATGGCAGCAGCTGCCGACCTCACCCTCAAGAACAACGCCGCCGCTAACGTGACGTTCAACGTGTATTCTGTCGAACAGGATGCCGTTGAATGGACTGAAAGCGGTGCAACGAGTATCTTGGGGACGTCTCGTGCGCGTCTGGGTCGCAAGATCCCGACGGACAAGACGAACGGAGTCTATCGCGTCTCTGGGCGTATTTCTCGCCCGGTCATCAATGGCACCACGGGTGCTTTGGATGGCACCGTCACGATGAATTTCGAGATTCTTCGCCCTGCCAAGCTCACTACGGCTGAAGTCGATGAGGCGTACGCCCGGTTCAAAGAACTGGTCGCACAAGCCATCGTCAAAGCCGCTGCTGAGACTGGCGCAATCCCCACCTAACAAACTTATTACCCTTAACACTCGGTTCTTACCGGTGCATCAGGCTTAGGTTTGATGTACATGTGTTTTGCCTCTTTTCTTAAAGGACAAATACCATGTCATTTGTAAGTGGATCAGTAAGGCCTCAGGGCCTCACTCAAGCGAAGTATCGACTACCTCACAAGCTTAAAAGCTTGTTTGGTAGCCTCGCACTCACGTGCGAGAGGTTCGAATGTGACGGCGATCGTCTGCTGAACCGTGTTGCTACTGACTTGTATGAGTCACTCAACACTCCAATCTCACTTTCCTGTGAGATCATGCTGCGATACGGTGAGCACCTTCAGTTGGTGCAGCATCGTATCGATCCTAGGTCGTATAATGATCCTTTTAAGTTTCGGGATGACTACCAAGCCGTCTCGTTCCTAAAGAAGGTCCCCTTCCGAAAGGAAGGTTTCGATCCTAAGGGCCAAGCCCGCCAAAAGTTTTTCGAGGCGGAGGAGGCTTGTAGGAGCACGAATCTACGAATCCGGAACTTTCTCGTTACCCCCGAAAGGGCAAGTAATGTGGTACGCCAGGCATTCTGCTTGGCGACGCATAAAATCGAGCGAGTTCTCGGCGACGTGGATTTCGATGAGTGGATTACATCTTGTCGTTTTGGGCCGGGGACGTTTAACACGCCCTCAGCACGCGGACTCACGTCCATTTACGATAAGCTGCAGGTCAATCCAAGCGTCACCCCTGACTTCTTGGATCCGGGGACGATTCTCGTGAAGAGCTCGTCCGCATGGGCACGTAGTTTGACCGGCCACGAAGACCCGGGCTTTTGGCCCGATATTCGTTCATCCGATTTGACTACTGTCCTAGGCAACAGAGTAACATTTGTCCCGAAAACCGCCATCACGGACCGCGCGATCGCAATCGAGCCTTTGGTGAATATCTATGCCCAACTTGGGTTAGGTAAGATCCT